TTGGCCGCCTCCTTTGCGTCGGCCGCATCCATCTGGCGCACAACCTTGCGAGCAAACGCGTATCCCGCATCACCGCCCCATCCATTCCAGGCTTGCCAGCCCCTACCTTGGCTGTCCCATGATTCGCCCTTTTTATCGACCTCATGGCGAGCAAAAAACGAAATCATCCGGCGGATGGTATCAGGAGAAAGTTTCTTGCCAGCAACGAGATCACGAGCGCGAGCGATGCCCGTTGCCGTCATGCCGCGTTCCGATGCCGGCTTGCGTTTGCGCGCCGCTAATGCACGCGCCGCTGCATCTCGGGCAGCCTTCGGTGGGCTAAAATTGATATGTGCATAGCGTTCGGCTTCGCCGACAGACTCGCCCGAAACCTGCATGGCTTCTTCATCGTCATCATCAATCGATTCGACGAATTCTTCACGCAATCTTGGCGCATTTTGATCCGGTCCGCCATCCGGCCTTTGATCCGGTCCACCATCATCGGGCCCGCCATCAAGGCCATCCGGTCCCATAGGGCCACTGCCAGGCATCGGCAATGGAGACGCCGCGCCCATCTGCTCAGCGTATTCCTGTTGATTGGTCAGTTCCGTATCCCAATCAAGTCCCAACTCGTGGGCAATGGTCTGGCGAGATTTCACACCCATTCCGGCGTAAATTTGATTTGCCATCGCTTGATTATTCTTGTCCTGTACCTCCAGTTCAGGCGGAGTGGCCGTAATGTCGATAAATTCCATGATGTTGGTGGGCAGTTTGCCGGCATCAATGGCGTTCTCGATTGCCGCTTTAATTACGCGCAAAAATGGCCGCTTATAGAATTCCTGCAATCGTTTGCAGTGGCGTAAAAACGGACTTTCTGCCGTCATACTGCTGGCGTAGTTGTTGTTTGATGCGTCAGCCGAAACCAGCCATTCCGGCGCATTGTGACGGTTGCCGGCCGAACGCAACAAAGCCTGAAATACTTCAAGATGCCCGCTAATTGCATTAGCCGCGGCACCCGGTGGCGGGACAAAATTCATGCCCTTGGGAATATCGACAAATGTGCCTGATTTGATTTGCTGGAAATCTGTTGCCCGTTGCGTCACCGGCGAATACTGCGCATAGTCGGTCTGACTCCCGACGAAGGAATCCACTTGCGAAAATGACGCCGCATCATGCTGGCGGACGCCGGCAATGGCGGCTTGAACTGCTGAACCTTCGCCTAGATTTGTGCGCAGTTTGGCTGCCGTCTGGAAGGCTTCGAGCGTGTCATAGCTGAAGTCGGACAAGCCCCGTTTAATGTTCCTCTTCGTGTTGACCTTCACATGAACGATACGCTCCGCCGGCACTTCCTCCGTGGCCATTGGATTTGGTTCTTTCTCGCCCTCTCCGCCCGGCGCAATGTAAGAAACCGCGTAGCCGATCACATTGCAAACATCGTCAACATCGGTGCGAATGCCATAGGAATAGTCGAACAACGACCCACCAGGTGGCATGAATACTTGTTCGGGCTCGATCACCCGAACCATCATTTTGCCGTTCTCTTGCGGGAATAGCCTGAGGAAAAATTCGCCGTCTTCACGCGATCGCCAGAACAGTTCCTGTTCTAGTTCAGTCCAGGCATTGTTCTCACAAAATTCGTCGATCACATCTTGAATTTTGATCATGATGCGATCAGGCACTTCCCGATCCGGTTTTGGCACGACATCGTAGCGATACCCCGATCCGATCACATAGCTGGTCAGTCCGTTGAGTAAGCCCTGCGCATTAGGCGACATGGTTGTGACCATGCGAGCTTGCGCACGAATCAAACCCAATTGCTGTTCTGAATACCAAAATGGGAAGTTTCCACCATATCGTCGGTCAGTTGGCTGCGTGATCGGATAGGCCAGCGCGAAACCGTCTTTATATCGCGCCAAAAGGTCGGCATAAGCGGTCAACCAATAATCCGTATCGGCATAGGATTCGGTGAGTTTCGCCGCTTTTCTCAGGCGATTAATGCGAATAGTCTCTTCCAAATCCTTGCGTTGTTCCTCCAGGCTTTTTTCGTTTTTCGTTTCGTTTGCGTTTTGTTTCGTCCCGAAAAAACGAGACCACCATGATTGGCTCATGCCCGAATCCTCTTTACGGTTGGCGGGGCTGATCGACTGTTGTATAGGTCGATCATAACACGAAGTGCCATTTCCATCGCATCCGGCCCATCGTCATGCGTTGCGGATGGAAAATCCCTTAATTGTTCAACGACAATTTTGCTAGCAGGATTTCCCGCCCTAAATCGTATTGATTTCTGCGCTAAGTACGGTCCCAGCCTACGGATGCGCACTTGCTTATTCACATTGTTGATTATCGTTCGGCACGGAACGGGAAGACCGCGGCCTCTTGCTTTTTCCATGAGTTGAACGGCAATCAACTCTTGGAATTGATTTGCCTCGATTGCCACGATTTCAGAATTAAACTCACGATGGCGTTCTAGTATCAGGTCAACCAAGGTCTCGGTGTTGCATCTCACCATGTCGCAATCACAGAACAAGGTGCCATCAACGGCGCGGCCCATGCGGATGATTGCGGAATAGTCGCCTTGCCTGCTATCCCTGCCCTTGCTCGGATCGACCGCAATAATTCTGTTAGCGATTTGCGGCCAGTCACCTTCCCACCAGATATGTGGCCCAAAATGTTCCGCCGGCCACTCTGCGCCTTCCTGATCGACGAACTCGCCTTCTAACTCCTGCAATGCCGTCCGGTCGGAATATTGCGATTCCAGCGATGAGACAAACGCAGAATCAAGGAATGGGTTCTCCCGCGTCTTTGCCCGGATGAGTTCCGTTTCTGGCTTTCCGGTAGCAAAGGTCTCGTAGGTCCAATGCCCGAGGCCCTTGGGAGTGAATGTCGCTGAAAGCCAACCTGGTTCACCCCGTTCCCGCAGGGTCGCGATCGCAACGCCATAGGCGTCAGCATGCATCAAGCTGGCCTCATCGAGCCAGACGCCGGATAGGTTAGGGCCGCGCAATCGTTCGGGATCGTCGGCGGAACGGAATAGGATTTCCGATCCATTGGGTAAGGTTATGGCTGGCGGCTGCCGTTTAATCGAATCTAGATCGTATGCGCCCAACAATTTCAAAACTTCGATCATCGTCCTTAGTGACGAGTCGGCCAGCATGGGATAGGTTGGCGCAGCCACCAGAAATAGACGCCCGCGGCCCTCCGGCGATAATGCGCGTTTTGCTAAATCATAAGCCCCGATCCACGATTTACCGGCCCCACGGCCGCCTACGAATCCTCTATACCGGGCCGGGGAGTGATGGAACCGATACTGAGCTTGATGCAACTTGACCGTTATCTGATCGGTTGTGGTGCGTGATCTGGACATCGACGATTTCCTCGACTATCTGACGGCGCACCGTCTCCGTCGAATTGATTTCGTGCCGCTCAATATATCCGCGAGTCCGGCCAAGCGTTTTGAGAACAAAACATACCGCCCATGCTTCGCCTTTTTTTGCCGCGTTTAATAGTGAATTCTCAGCCGCATCTAACATGCCTTCACGGGCATCATGCATGACCTGCTGAAGTGGCTGATGCTTCTCAATCAAATCTCTAACGCTAGTGCGATCAACATTGAAACGCCTTGCAACTGCAGCAACATTTCCCTCGAGTTCTTGAAGGGCCGCCGCAACTAAAACCTGATCCAGTATAGGTTTGCGTCCGACAGCAGATTTCTTTTTAGGCGGGGTTTTCTTTTTCTTTTCCGACATCCTTTATCCTTTATTTTCAGAGTTTTTCAACTCAATCAACATCCGAATATGCTGCGCCGCCTTTTCCAAATCCTCGACAAAATTCTTCTTTTGCCATCTCCACACATATTTGATGATATTTCCCCAATGATACCCGACCATATACTCAGCACCCATTTGGGCCAATTGAGCATGATGGCAATGTATTCCAGAATCGTCTTCTGGGTGGTAGTGATCGGGTTTAATTGGATCATTCATTGGTCGTTGCTCATCATTTGTCTATGAGATATCCAAGACTCATCTTCCGGTAGTTGGCCGATGGGCCTCCAATACTCAACTTGGGTTACCGAAAAGCCATTCGCTTCCAAAGAAAACTTGGCGACATATGGGGTCAAAATTCCGTCATACGGTCGTGCCAGAACCAAGCAAAATTTGTTTGGCTCTGGCTTACTTTGTGGATACTTTTGCCAGCAAAGCTGATCCTCAAGGCTTTCAATGTAGTTGTTCATTGAGTGGATTATTCCAACCAATGTTTTGTGTTTAATGCTCACTATTATTTCTGCATTGCTTTTGTCATTCATCACCCAATTCTCCTTGCTATTTCTCACCCGCCCAAAGCCGCTAGTTTCTGCCACACCGAAGGATTGATGGGGTTGCTGCTCATTTCTTTTGATCCTTCAGGCTCAGGTGGAATGTGATAATATCCACATTCCCAGCATTTTTGATTCATTACGCTCTTCCCTTGATCAAGACTTCGTGCTCCTTCATTGCCACTTCTTCTAGTTCTTTAAGCAGTTTGATTGAGTGGCTTAGATATGTCACCTTCATATCCGCCTTCGTTTCCGACCAGCTTTCTCGCAATTTCATAATCAATACTTCAATGCAGAGCAATTGTTGCTCAACTGTTATTCCATGGTCCTTGATCATTCTTCCACCTCATATGCCCAATCGGTCCAACATTTTTTGGATGCCGCGCTGTCATAATAATGACTTGGGTGCCGATCCCTACGATCGCCCGGGCTGATGGCAGCATATCCATTAGCCACGCGATCAATCATGATTTGCAGTTTTTCGATTGATCCAGGAATCGCATCCGTGGGTTCTGCATAGGGTTCTTCGGCATAAAGTTCCGGAGCGATAACTAAAGCAATCTTGGTGAAAATATTTGACGACATTGGCACCAATTCCGGCAGTATTTCAAGCCGACCGGCCAATGTCCTTATCGAGATATTCGGCTCAACCTCAGCCACAAAATTCCCTCACGGTGATCTCAACCACAGCGTCGGTTTTTCGTCCTTCTGGTGGTCTATATTCTATGATCAGCTTTCGCACAATTTCACAATTATCATCGATCAAAATACCCTCGAGAACCATCGCATCCAGAATTCCTTTCGGCACATTGTCTATATCTCTATTGGATCGCCAAGACTTGCCGCCATGGATGACAATCGTCACCTCTACCGGCCCATCCCATTCGGGAACCTCAAGGGCTTTTAGCGTGACCCGTGAGAGTGCAATCCATTTTGAATAATTTTGTGATCTATGCATTCCTCCATTTTTTGATCGTCGCCAAATCTTGTTGACGCTAGGCGGGATCGTGAGAAAAAACTGCAAAAATTTCATACGCCAAATAGCTCACGCAAAATTTCCTTCAATCGCTCAACCTCATCAAGCAATTCAACAATGATTTCACGCGTTTTAGGCTTCATGTCGTTTGATTGCGCCCTGATTTCGTCAAGGCGCTCCCAACTCATGCCGCCCTTCTCCTCGGTATCCATGCGACAATTCCAAATGAG